AAATCTTCGCTGTCAATCTGATCAGCCGAAAACACTCCATCCGCATTAGCTGCGGGTGTGTCCACAAAATCTGCCGAGTACAGTCCGCGTGGGCGGGTCATGTAGTTTCCGCTCTCCTTGTCCAACTCTGGCGCATCTGCTGCAAACATCAAGCTCACGCCGAAAGCGGATGGAATTTCGTTGATCATCTCCAGCAGCATCTCTTTTCCGCTGTGCGCTTCAAATAAGGTCAGGTCAGCCAGTAGCTTGCCTTTACTCACCCGGAAATTCTCGTAATAGCCAACTGTGTCCTCGACGCTAGAGAAGTGATTGAGCTTTGCCTTCACCCGGCCTTTCTCGATTGCCAGCGACTTGAATTTGTTGAGTGAACGCTTGTCCACGTAAACGCCATGGCCCAGCGCCGGCCCTTCTTGAATCAAGGAAACACCCATGATGGTGTTCCCTGAAACCTTGCCTTGAAACGCTGCGAATGTCTGAATCTCTTCGGTGACTGGCATACACGCCAAACCGATGTCAATCAGTGCTACCAGCCTCGGCTTCATCCTCGGCAATATCTTCGGCTTCGTCCTCTGGTGACTCTTCGTCCTCAATCTCCGGCACGTCCTCCGCAGGCGCAGCCGCTGGCGCCGGGATAGCCGGCGCATTAGGTGCCCGCCGCTCCAGCATGTAAATGGCGGTTGGCAGATCCAGCACTCCGCCCGATGCCTCTTGTACCATCTTCGCATCTTCGACAAGCTCCATTGCCTCCGCGCGCAGCAGGCTGCGAATGATGTTGCGATCTTCACCGCGATCCGCTGCAATCTGCGTCTTGCTGATAATCCCGGCCATGGTCTCGTCAATGAGCGCCTTCGATTCGCGACCGATGTCCGCCGTGACCTTAGCAGGGAAGCGCCACTCACCGGCATCAAAATCCGCCACGGCTGGCAAGTGCCCGAGCTGGATGCCGCGAGCGATGACCCGCATGACGATCGGATACAAAAACTTCTCTTCCAGCGTTAGCTGGGTCATCTCAAACTCCCGCGCAGCCTGCGCCGCTTCCATCCGGACCGCTGTGCCCTGGCCCGCCCAGGAATAGATGAAACCAAACGGAAGCCCGACCGTCAGCCCGGTCGAGCGAACAAGCGTGTCCAAGAACCCGTTAAAGGTTGGCGACGGGCGGTTGAAATCGACCGGGTTAAACGATTCGCCTTCTGCGAGGTACTGGATTGCGCCTGGTTCCACTTTCTTCAGCCGATCCGCTTCGCTCATGTAATCGCTGTGCGTCGTGTCCAGTGAAACATCCTGATCCGCGCTGCCATCCGCATTGTTGATGACGCCGCTGATCGAAGAAAGGTACTTCACTGAGATCTTCTCGCACGCGAGGATCTCTTGCAGGTCTTTGATGTCGGTGATTGCCGCATCGAACGCCGAGAAGCCCCGATAAGAGTCTAACCGGGTGGGGTCAAACAAGTGCAGGAACTCCTGCGCTGGCACTTCGAGCGACGGCATCATCATTTCGCCGGTCGTGCTGCGATTGTAGATGCGGTATCGAATCGGCCTGCCCATCGAGTCGATGACAACGCCGGAAAAGTCCTGCTCGCCTCTTTTGAGCGGCTTGAACGGCTTCGTGTCCGTCCCGTTGCGATTAGGAATCGAGCCGATGCGGTCAGCCTCGATGGCCTGTAGCCGAATCGGACTGATCTTCAGCATCTCGTCGAGCGGTGTCATCGGTACTTCGGACACGATGTAGCCAATGTCACCGTCGCGCTTCATCGAGGTAACGCCCAGCCCGGCCAGCACCCGGAAATGGTGGCGCCGGGTCAGATCGCAGCTCGCCATCCACCGCTCCACGTAGGCGGTAATCGCTTTGTTCGCTTCCTCGGAGCTGGTGCGCGGCACGTACTGCAAACGGCCAACCGAGAACGTCCTGTACTTGCGCAGAATCGACTTCACCACGCTGCTGTTCTCCTCCAGCCACCGCGCTTCACGGATAAGCGTCACCCGGTCGGTGTGGTTTCGGCTGGAATCAGGCTGATCAAGCGTTTGCCCGCTCGCCCGACGATTGGTCGATGATTGCGCCCCGACGCGCCAGTAGCCAACTTTATCGCCCGCCTCTAACTGCGCCTTCGCACGCTGGCGTTGTAAGGCGGTTGACGGACTGAAGAACCTGATAGTTTGCTCGATAAAACTCATAGCGGAAAGGTTGAAAAGTCAGGTTTCAGGCGGTTGGAGATTAGCGGGTACTTCACCGGGTCGAGCTGGTGCATCCGCCGCATCACAGCCCGCATCAAAGTCATCACGGGAATGCCGCCGTCCGTGCCAGACGCGCGGGTTTCGGACTCACCGCCGCCCGATGTGCTAATCACGATGGTGCCTTGCCCTTCGGTCAGCGCCGAAAGACACTGATCGTAAAGCGTCTCGCAAAATTGCAAAGACGCATAGCGTAAGATTGAAGGTCCGCCCATAAAGTCCCTTAGTCTGTCAAGCGTTGACAGACTCTGCCTCGTTTGTGATGATTTCGGCCTGACCGATGATCTTTTCGATGCAGGCGGCCAGAACCTGCATTGCCTCCGCATCGAACGAGTGGTTCTCGCCCAGCTTTTTGAAGAAAGTCTTGTTCTTGCCAGTCCGTTTGTCCTTTTCAGTGACAAACACCTCGTTCTGAATCTCTTTAAAGTACCACTTCGGCGCATTGTGCGCGATCTGCCACGATGCACCCTGGCCGGCGCGCAGCCGATGCAGTACGAGCTTGATGTAGTCGCTTGACCACATGATTCTGTCACACAAGTCAGCCTGCCGAGCGTTCCGCACCTTGGATCTTGCAAGCCCTACGCCCGAATCGACGTGCTGGATCTGCGAATAAGGACGTTTGACCGACCGGCTGCGACCGGTCCTCTTGTCTAGCAATGTCCACGTAAAGAACTGCGCCCTGTCGCCCTTCAATGCGATCCAATTATTGGCCGCACACTGGCGGTAAACCTCTCCTTGGTACCGCTCAAACCCGCAATCGACGAACACACGCCTGTCGCTAATTTGCAATCTCTTCTGTAGGTCGGCAAGTTGCGACCATGTATGCAGCTCGCCAGCGTAAAACAGTCGAGATTCGCCGTTTTCAGCCCACAACCGCACGATAACCCTGAAATAGTCGCGCTGAACGTCTACAGTCATGTAACGGCGGTATTCGTGCTCCCACGGCTCCTCCATCGCGAATCCGCCCGACAAATTCACCTCTTCGGACTGGAACTCCCGCATATCCCAGAACTCGCCCAGTCGTTTCCGTACAAACTCCGCGAGTGGCGAATAATCACCCAGCTTGCGTGCATGTTCGGCTTTGAGAAACTCACTGGCGATCGTGTCCCACGCGACCCATGGAACCGTAAGAGCATTCCAATGGTACGATTTTACGCGCGGATCTGGTGCCGAGTTCTGATTCTGATAGAACCCGCTGTTCGCGATCTGCCGGCGGACTTGCGGCTCGTCTTTTAGGTGGACTTTGCACGAAGGGCACTCGTATCTGACCGTGTTTTTAATGCGCGCGAGGTCGTATTTGCCATCTGCGAGCTTGGCACCTTCGCCGTCCCACTTGAGCTGACCGAGCACCATCGGCCACTTTTCGCCACACGCCGGACAAGCAACATGCCATTCGCTGCATGATCCAGCGGAAAAGCTCTCGTAAAACTCACCACTGTTGTTCATCGGCGTGCTGACGTAAATGCGCTTCGAGTTGCGCGCATCGAACGAGGTTGTGCGCTTGCGTGATTCGTCGATGTGCCCGTGTGTCCAGTAGGCAGCCTCGTCGCCGATGACGTAGCGTGCGGCCTTTGACTGGAGATTGTGAATGTTGCTGGCGCCCATCACATACTGGGTCATGTGAGCGAATGCCACCGTTCGCTTTTGAATGCTCTTGTCGCCCTTGTTAAGCATTGCCCGTACTGGCTTGCAGTCGAGAATGCGATGCTTGAACCGGGTGTCTAGGAACTCGTCGGCGTGCTCGTCGGTTTGCAGGTACAGACACATGTCACCGCCTTCCTCGGCGATCAGGTAGAGCATGGCACCTTCGGCTAGGGCGGTTTTCGCACTCTGCACCGAGCACGCGCAGATGATCTCCCGCGTTTCGTGGTTTCGCAGCTCTTCAAGCGGCGCTTTGATCCACGGCGAGTTTCGCACGTCGAACGACCCGAGAATCGGCCCGCGCTCGAACCGCACGTGGGTGCGCAGCCACTCGTCCACCGGGAGCTTCGGCGTTGGCCGCCAAACCTCCGACATCAGTGAATAGATCGAGAATGCCATCAGTTTTTGCGCGATCTCCCTCGCTTCTCTGGCTCAGCCGGCGCGATCTCGACTTCCATCATTTCAACGTCCACCTTCTTCGCCTTAAGTTGCTCCTCGATTTTCACGTAATCTTCGTGTTCCATCTCTCGGAGGATCTTGTCGATGCAGGTGAAAAGCCGCTCTTCCGCTTCGGCAGGTGAAACTCCGCTCACCTCGTAAGCCATTTCAGGCGGGATACGCTTGATCTTCTCTTTGATCGCATACATCACGGCCCGGACCTGAGCCAGCACCTCATCAACCGAGACGTATTTCGCCTGTAAAATCTCGATCTGGGTTGCCAGCTTCTGACATTCCAGATGAATCTTGCGCGCCTTAAGCGACGCCACGTCCTGCACGCCCTCGACGTTAATCGTGTCGCCGTCGTTTAAGCGCGTGTACTTGCCACTGGCCAGAAACTGCTGACGCGCGGCCTTGATCTTTTCGATGTCGTAGCCGTTCGGCCCTTTAATAAACGCCTCTGGATACTTCTCTTCCCATCGACGCAGCGCCTCAGGCGAAACCGAGTAGAACGCCGCGACATCCTTCAGCGTTTGATACTTCGGATGAATGGTGCGGCCCTTTAGAAACTCGCTCTCCGCATAAGACAACGGATGACCAGCAGCGACCCGCGCGAGAAGGTCTTGCAGCTTTTTCTGTGTGTCCTCGGCGGTGGTGTCCATTGTGATCAGAATAAAACCGTCTGCGCTGTTTCGCGCTCGATGCGCTCAGATGCCGCCTTGAAGTAATCCTCGTCGATCTCGCAGGCGGTTAGGTGCATCCCGGCATAATAGCAGGCGATTGCATGTGATCCTGATCCTAGGTGCGTGTCTAGGATGCGCTGTCCCGGCTTGGCGTAGTTGGAGAGCAGCCACTGGTAAAGTGCGACCGGTTTTTGCGTGGGGTGAAACCGATGAATTTGATTTGGGGACATCTTAAAAATACGCGCTGAAACGTCTAGAGACATCCAAGCCAGCTCAACCTCCGCAAAACTTCGTCCATACATTGATTCTCCTTTGTCCCAAACGCACCAGCCTCTAGACGATGGAAGCTGAAAATAATTGCCTCCCCAAATAATCTGTGTTTTTGAAACCCGGAATAACTCAAAAAAGTATTCAGGCTTTGTGATTTCATCATCCCATTTTTTATTGTCTGGAAGCACTGTTTTTCGGCTTCCCATCCGCATAGAATTGACCTTAATCCCATAAGGCGGATCGACGATAGCCAGATCAAAGTGCCCATCAGGAAACTCCGCCATCATGTCCATGCAATCGACGCGGCGTAGATCCAGCGTGCCGTATGCTGGAGCTGTAACGACGGCAGGCGTCTCGTCTTTGACCTCAAGAGTGAATGGTTCCGCATCCATGCTGTTATGAGTTGCGCATCTCCGCACGGCTGCGCTCGATCAGATCCGCAGCGTGTGCCGCGCGACCAGTGCTCTCGCACCATTCAATCCACTCACGCAAGAGCACGCCGGTATCACCAAGCCGCTCTTGCGAATCAGCGACCGTCTCTCGTGAGATGTCCATGGTTTGCTGAATGCGCTTCGGCACTTCGCCCAGCATGATCTCTCTATCCACTTGCGGCGGTGTCGGTGGCTTCGGGAATCTGCTTTTGGAGTGTCTCATAAATGGTTTGCAGGAATTGCATGTCCTCTAAAATCTCGGCGATCATCTCCGCGTCGAGCGTCTCGATGACGTGCCCTTCGCGCCACCAGCGTTTGATGCAGCCGAGCGATGCCATCAAGTTTTGAAATTTGAGCACGTCCGTTTTGCGAGGCGTCGTCTTAGGCGCCGACTCAAGCCCCATCGCAATCTGGAGTTGTTTGTACTGGCTGCTGCCTGTCTTTTGCAGCGGCGGCTTGTCTGGTGACATCCGAGCGAGCCGCATACAGCGATAAACCGCATAGTAGTCACCGGCGCCCACGTGCTGGGTCGCGTATGCTTCCCAGTCGTCTTCGCTTACTGCCTCCTTGAGCTTGACGCACGCCTTCCCTACTTTCCACGCACGCTGGAATGCGGTCTGGCTGATTGTCGACGCGGTCTGTGCCTCTTCCCGCATCATCGAAAGCTCGACGGCGGCGAAGTCCTCCAGCTCTTTTTGGCTGAAAGTGTCAAAATTAGGTAGTGCTAGTTGCATCAGGCGTCGCGGCGGAATTTTAATGGGACGGACGAGGTGTCGAGCGTGTAGATCTCGTGAATGTGTTTTCGCATACGAGCGCGCAGCATTGAGGTTGCCTGTGCCTTTGTGTATGTGCCAAACTCACGCACCTCGCCGACCTGCATTCCTTTAAAACGCGCGACGTTCTTTTTTGGTTCTAGTTCGATTGGTGTGAACATGATTAGAGTTGTTTTTCTTGTGCGTAAGCGAGCATCAGAAGCGCGTCTGCTGTCTTAAGCGTCACCTTGATATGTGGGTATCGGCGCTGAGCTTCGGCCTTGAGTTTGTTCTTCCACTCGGTCGTGCCACTGGTCTCCCCTTTGGTGCCAAGACGGAAATGCTTTTGCCAGTCTTGCGGGCGGACAAGGATGACCGGCATCCGCAGCGACACAGCAATCCCACGGATGAGCCCGCAGTTGAACGCGAGCGGAAAGATGGTTGATCCTGGCAGCGCCTTACCTACAAACTTCGGAACGTCCTCGATGATAAATTTGAGGTTGCCTCGAATAGAACAAAGAATGTCCGCAAGGTTGTGGATTTCTTCGGCGATTTCCGTGTCGCTGACCGGCATCCCCATGCAAGAAGGGAGCGCGGCTCCGTCCCAAGCGATGCCGCCGTTTACCCCTGGGTCAATTGCAATGTAAGTGGTCATGATCTTGGTGCGTCCTGTTCGATGTGCTGCCACTTTGCATTGTGGACCGACTCGTAAATGCGGCGCTGCGGTTGTGGCCGCATCCCGTGCTTGGGTTTTAGATGAAAGCTCTCCAGCGTTTTCTCCACCTTCTTCGAGAACGCCTGCTTACTGATCCGATGGCGCTTTGCGATCTGGTCCATGGACTCCTCGGCCCGGCCAATCAGCCCGTAGCAGTACGCGACCGCGTCCAGCTCGACCATTGGAGTGGCTGAGTCGGCGATGTAGGCCAGCACGGCTGAAATCCCCTTTGCGTAGCTGTAGTGGTCGAGGTCGCGCGCCTCCCGCTCGATCTGGTAGCGCACGTACTCGGCCTTTACGATGTCGATGGCCTGCGCGCGGCTGAGATCCGCATGTTGCCGCCACCGACGCACGATGCGTTCGGCGAGCACGTCCTCCGGCGCCTCGACGTACTCG